CATGATGCGCTGTGCGGAGTTGTCCAACAATTGGACAACTCAAAGCATGGCAATCGCGGGGATGATTCTTTTCGGGCATGGTGCTGCTCTATCGGCATCACAAAGTCAACCGCCTACAACCTGCTGCAAGTCTCTGCCCTGATGGACGGCAGCAGCCCCCGCCAGCGGGCCATTCTGGAAGCCTTGCCGCCCACCCTGCTGTACGCCGTGGCAAAGCCCAGCGCCCCGGCAGAGCTGGTGGAGCAGGTCAAGAATGGTGATATCACCACCAACAAGCAGTATCAGGAAGCCATGGCCCAGATCAAAGCCGAGAAAGACCGCGCCGATGCTGCCGAGACCCGTGAGGAAGAGGCCCGGAAAGCTGCACACGAGTACCACGAAAAATACGAGGAAGCCGCTGCCATGCGGGCAACGCTGCTGGATCAGCAGGGGGCCTACATTGCCGATATTGACGGCCTGAAAAAACAGAACACCAAGCTCAAGCAGATCTACCGCGATGAATACGAGAGCCGCATTGCGGCCAACCTCCAGCGCCAGAAGGCCGAAGGTGAGCGCGACAGGGCCGAAGAGAGAGCAAAAAATGCCGAAGACGCTTTGAAAAAACAGCCCATCACGGCGGTCATCGACGAGGAAGAGATCGACCGCCGGGCCGCAGAAAAAGCCTGGGGCCTTGCCGATGCCCGGAACGCCGAACTGGCCAAGGACAACGCCAACCTGAAGAAACAGGTTGCGGCACTCCGCTCCCGCATCAACGATGATGCCCAGGCAGATTTTGAGCAGGCCAACTACTGCGCCAGCCTGATGCGGGCGGCGTGGGATAACAGCAAGGCCAGCTATTCCCGGCTGGTGGGCGAAGATCTGGAAAGCACCTTTCAGACCATCTGCGGTACCCTGAACAGCATCATGGAGGAGGCCTCCCTGCTCTGCCGCCAGCCGCCTGATTATGACGGAGGTGACAGGGATGAATGAGATGTACTGTCTGGATCTTGACCGTTACGGCCCGCCCATGGAGCCGCCCGATGATTACTACTTTGCCCCCGACCGGGAGCCAAAAGAGGAGGAACTGACCGATGACGAATGAATTGACCGTCCGGGTAGAGCACCCGGTGATCCCGGCCATGAACTGGAACAAGGATGAGGTGCAGAAGAACCTTGACGAACTTCTGGCCTCCTATACAGGCCGCGTGTACACACCTGAATCCATCAAAGATGCCAAAGCCGACCGTGCTGCCGTCAACAAGTGGGACAAGCAGCTGGCTGCTGCTCTGACCGCCGCCAAGCGGCTTTACACTGACCCGCTGGAGGATTTCCAGAAGAGTATCCGGGAGATGCAGGCCCAGTGTAAGAAGATCTCCGGGGCCATTGATCAGCAGGTAAAAGCAGTAGAACAGGCCCAGCGGGAAGAAAAAGCATCCACCCTGCGGCTGGTCTACCGGGACTGCATCGGGGAGCTGGAACCTCTGATTTCTTTTGACCGTCTGCTTGTGCCCCAGTGGCTCAACAAAACCTTTGACCTCGCCCAGGCCGAAAAGGAACTGCGCAAGGCTGTGGAGACCCGGCGGGAGGAACTCCGCCTCATCCGGGAGACCTGCGGTGAAGACGCTGAACCCTGCATTACCGAATACCTGCGGGCCCTGAGCGTCAATGATGCACTGCATGAGCACAGCCGCCGGGAGCACGCCCGGGCAGCTCAGGCTGAGGCAGAGGCCCAGCGACAGGCCGCAGAACGTGCCAGAGCTGCTGCACCGGTCATCATCCCGCCCACCGAGGAAGAGCGTCAGATCAGAGCAGAAGCGGCTCAGGCGGCGCAGACCAGCGCTTTTGTGACAGCTTCCGGACGGCTGGACTGCGAGGTATTGCAGCAGTTCGCCCTGCCTGGCACAGGCCTTGCACCTGCCCGCAAACGCTACCGCTTCTGGGTAGATTTCACCCCGGAAGACATCGAATGGTTCAAAGCCGAAGCTAAAAAGCGTGGCTTCGCATATGGTTCTGTAAAATAATTGGAGGATTTTACTTATGGCTTTTTCTCGTCCCGGCGCACCTGCGCCCACCATGTCCGCAAACACCACTGGCACCACCACCGCCGCCCGGATGACTGCAATGCAGCAGCGTGCCGCCCAGAGCGGCGCTCTGCAGGCTGCCAGCCCGGCCAAGCCCGTGGAGATCACTTCTGCCGACGGCCAGCACATGACCGTCAGCTTCTCGGATGTCCGCAACTTCATCTGTCAGAAAGCCACCGATGCCGAATGCAAGATTTTCCTCGAGACCTGCAAGCAGTACCGCCTGAATCCCTTTACCAAGGAAGCCTACCTCATCCACTACGATAACAACAGCGAGGACACCCCCAGTACCATCGTTCTGGGCAAGAACTGCTACCTGCAAATGGCAGAGCGTCACCCCAGCTATGACGGCTTCGAGGCCGGGGTCATCATCTTCGATAAGGTGGCCGGGGAGTGCCAGAAGCGGGAGGGTTCCATCGTCTACGAGGACGAGGAACTTCTGGGCGGCTGGGCCAAAGTCTACCGCAAGGACCGCACCCGCCCCAGTTACGAGGAAGTGAAGCTGACCGAATACGACACCGGCAAATCTCTGTGGAAGGGCAAAAAAGCCACCATGATCCGCAAGGTTGCCCTTGTCCATGCCCTGCGGGAAGCATTCCCCTCCACCTTCGGCTCTCTCTATGACGAGAGCGAAGTCCATGTGGATGCCGAGTCCACCGCCGTGGAACTGGACGAAGCTGGACAGGCTTCAGCTCCCCGCTGGACCCGCATCAAGGAAGCTGTTGAACAGGCCGATGCCCTGACCGTGGAGGATGCTGACAGCGCAGACGACCCCTTTGCCGGGGGTGATGAATCGTGATCCTGACCCACAAGACCGGCGTTCTGCTCCACGGGACCCTTGCCAAAGACCCTGTGCTCAAGGACGTGGGCCAGAAGCGGGTCCTGAAGTTTGACGTGAAGGCGCACAGCGTCAAGACCGACACCGGCAGCTGGGAGAGCCTGTATGTTCAGGTCAATGTCTGGCACGGGCTGGACAAATGGGACGGGCTGCTGCTGAAGGGCGATGCCGTCACTGTCTTTGCCCGGGAGCTCAAGAGCCGGGAGTACAATGGCAAGACCTATTACAACGTGGATGCCGACGACATTCAGCCCGGCGGCATGGTGATCTTCCGGTGGATGCAGAATCTCATTGACCTTTGCACAGAGGCCCCGGCACCGCCCGAACCAGCGCTCACTCAGGAGCCAACGCCCTTTGATGAACCTGCCCCGGTGCAGACCAGCCTTTCCGGCGGGCAGATGTATCCCGGCGAAGACCTGGCCGACTATGCTCCCCGCGCCTCTCAGGCGGCAGCGCCTGCCGGGCCAGCCGCAGGCACCCCGGAAGCAGATGCCCTCATCGACGATGATGCGGATGACCTGCCGTTTTAACCACACCAGAAAGGAGTTCAGACCGTGGGCATTGACCCATCCCGTGGCTTTGTTGCCTTTCCCCGCGGTCTGACTGACTGGGAATGGTATTCAGAGCCCAACACTGCCCGCCTGTTTTTCCACCTGCTACTCACCGCCAACTGGCAGGAAAAGCAGTGGCAGGGCATTACCATCAGGCCCGGGCAGCTGGTTACAAGCCAATCTCAACTGGCAAAACAGCTTGATTTGAGTGTTCGGAACATCCGGACGAGCTTAGAACATTTACAGGCGACAGGCTATCTGACAGTCAAAACAGGCTCAAAATACAGCATTGTCACGATAGAAAACTATGCTTCGCTTGTTGGCAGTGACAGGCAAAGTGACAGGCAAGCGACAGGCAACCGACAGGCTGCCGACAACAACTTAACAAGTCTAACAAACCAACAAGCTAACAAGTCGTCGTCTGCGGCTGCGCCGGAGCCGACCGGACGACCGACGACCTCACCCTTGGTATCAGAGTTTGAACAGGATATCGGCAAGCTGAGTGCCTCCGGGAAAAGAGAGCTGACAGGATACGCTGACCGACTGGGCGAGGAACTGGCGCGGGTGATCCTGCGCAAGTGCATTGATGCCGGGGCACATAGCTGGGCCTATGTGCGGAAGGCACTGATCGAGGCCGAAACCCAGGGCTGTAAGTCTGCCGAGGAGTACCGCATGACGAATCCCATTGGAGCAGGACGCAATAAGCGGGTGGATCGTCCGGAGCCCAGCGGGAATGATTTTCTAAAAAACGCAGCCCGCCGCCGTCCGCTCACCAAGAAAAAGGAGGATTCCAATGTACCGGAACCATGAGCACTACCCCGACCCGACAGCTGGCCGGGCATTGGGCAGCCTCCGACGAAAGGAGAACCAATTGAACACCGGAAAACAGTTCGAGGCAGACTGGAAAAGCTCCATGCCGAAGGATGCTTGGTGCTATCGACTGAAAGACAGCGCGGCCACCTATTACGGCGGCAACGAGAACCTGAGCTTCTCCATTGATAACATCTGCGACTTCGACGTGTACCGCTACCCTATGCACCATTACTTCGAGCTCAAGACCATCGAAACGCCCAGCATCCCACTGGAAAAGATCCTGGGCCGATTCGACCGGGAGCAGCAGAAGTACCACAAGCTCAAACACATCACCGATATGGCCCACGCAGCATCTTTCAAGGGCCAGACCGCACATGTGGTCATCAATTACCGGGGCAAGGTCAACCGCACCTTTGCCGTTCCGGCCGGCGCTGTGCTGGAGTACATGCAGACCCAGACCCGCAAAAGCATCCCGTGGCAGTGGGCCGCCCTCAATGGCATTGAGGTGGAGCAGCACCTGCTGCGCGTTCACTGGCGGTATGACGTGGAAGGGCTACTGAAACAACTGGAAGAAGGTGACGGTGCTTGACTTACGAAGAGAAGAAGGCCTGGTTGAGAAGGTATCAGCAAGCGAAGCGGCTCGAACAGCTGCGGCTGGATGAGCTGGACACGCTGAAGACAGACGCTTCCAACATGACCCAGTGCCTTTCCGCTGTGCCGGGCGGCGGAGGAGACGGCCAAACATTGCCCCGTGCAGTAGAACGCATCGACGAAGCCCGGGGCGCTTACAAAGCCCAGTGTGAGGAAAGCACCCGCATTCGCAAAGAAATCATCTTTGCGCTACAGCAGCTGGATGATGAGCTTGACTTCACGATTCTGTACCGGAGATATATCTGTGGGCACAAGTGGGAGCTGATCGCTGACCGGCTCTCCCTCGATGTCAGTTGGGTCCTCCGACGACACAAAAAAGCGGTGCAACTTCTGGACACAGACCCATGACGCACTAAAAAGCACTAGTTCAAGTGTGCTATACTCTATGCTGCAAAGCCCAGCAGGAAAGGCATCCTTACTCCCTTCGTGCTGGCGGCCCGACCGGAGGTTTGTTTTCCTCCTCTTGATACGGATTTCTCCTTTTGCTGCTTAACAGCTTTTTTGCACCGGCCGGGCTTTTCCTGATTACAACTGCCGTTCTGAGCATCCGCTCAGGGCGGCTTTTTTGTACCCTGACGACGAGAGAGGTGGTGACGTGTCGAATGAAAAGAATCTCATTCCGTTCAATGAACGAACGGAGAGCGAACAGAGAGAGATCGCCCAGAAGGGCGGCATTGCATCCGGTGCGGCCCGCCGCCGCAAACGATCCATGCGTCAGGCGGCTGACTACTACCTGAGCCTGCCGGAGACCGACCGCCGCCGGGTAAACGCCATGCTGCGGGACCAGATTGACCCGGAGGACGTGGACAACCAGATGAGCGTGGTCATGGGCATTGCAGAGCAGGCCAAGCGGGGCAACCCTCAGGCCGCCGCCGTGCTGCTGAAGATGCTGGGGGAGGAAGCCTTGCAGGAGGACCCGGGCGCGGATGCTCTGGCAAAGGCCAAGGAACTGCTGGGAGGTGTGGACAGTGCCATTGACTGAGTTTCAGCAGGAGTACCTGCGCAACTGTTCCCACCGGTGGAACGTCAAGACCGGAGCCACCCGAAGCGGCAAGACCTACCTGGACTGTGCCGTGACCATCCCGAAGCGGATCTGCGCGGCCCGGGGCGAGGGCCTGCTGGTGCTCATGGGCAACACCCTGGGCACACTGGAGCGCAACGTGCTGTCCCTGATGCGGGAGCTCTGGGGCCCCGACCTTGTAGGTGTGATCCGCACCTCGGCAGCAGGCAACGTGGTACAGCTGTTCGGCAAGAAGGTCTATGTCCTCGGCGCTGACAACAAGAAACACATCGCCCGCATCCAGGGCGCTGCCTTTGAGTACGTCTACGGTGACGAGATCACCACCTGGGACGAAGGCGTGTTCCAGATGCTGAAAAGCCGCCTTTCCTGCCCCCACTCCCATTTTGACGGCACCTGCAACCCGGAAAGCCCCACTCACTGGTTCAAGAAGTTTCTGGACAGTGACGCTGACATCTACTGTCAGGCGTATACCATCGACGATAACCCTACACTTCCGGCCCAGTTCGTGGCCGATCTGAAAAAAGAATACACCGGCACGGTCTACTATAACCGCTTTATCTTGGGGCAGTGGATGGCCGCCAACGGCGTGATCTACCGCCTGCTGGCCGACAGCCTTGCCGCCGGAGATGGGCGTTTTTTCTGGCCTGTGGACAAGCCGCTGCACCCGTGGCGGGTGCGCATCGGGGTGGACTTTGGCGGCAACGGCTCCAAACACGCCTTTGTGGCAACGGCCATCCTACCGGGCTGGTCCGGCGTGGTAGGGCTGGCATCCCAGCGCATCGACCCTGTGGCGCAGGATGCCGACTTTCTGGCCGACCGGCTGCTGGAGTTCTGCATGGCTGTCTTTGCCCGCTGGGGCGAGATCCAGTACATCTTCTGCGATTCCGCGGAGCAGACGCTGATCAATCACATCCGGGCAAGGCTCCGGCGCTGCAAACTGAGCTGGCTGGCCGACCGGGTGGAAAACAGCGCCAAGATCCGCATCAATGACCGCATCCGCCTGACCTGCATCCTGATGGGCGGCGGGCGGTTCTGGCTGCTGCCGGAGGCTTCCACCCTCCGGGATGCCCTTGCCACGGCCCTGTACAGCGGCAAGCACCCCGGCGTGGACGAGCGGCTGGATGACGGCAGCACCGATATCGACACATTGGACGCTTACGAGTACACCATCGAGCGCGATTTCAAGAGGTTGACCAACACATGAACATCACTGCATTTCTGAACTACCTGAACAAGACGCGCGGGTGGGCCATCGATGCCGACTACTACGGCTACATCGAGACCTGGCGGCAGTGGTGGCAGGGCAGCGTGCCCAAGGTGCACACCCGTGCCGCTGAATACGCAAACGGCACCAAGAAACGCCCTATTGCCTCCCTGCGGATGCCGAAACGGGTCTGCGAGGACTGGGCAAACCTGCTGCTGAACGACCGCACCACCTTCCAGATCAAGGACGCTGCCACCGCCCGGTATCTGCTGGGCGATGATGAGCAGCAGGTGGGCGGCCTGCTCCGGGAGCTGCACTTCTGGCGCAATGCCAACGCTCTGGTGGAACAGGCCTACTGGTCCGGTACCGGTGCCTTTGTGCTGAGTGCCGAAAATCTGACGGTCGTGAAAGGGAAAGCGGTTCCCGGCCCGGATACCCGCCTGAAGCTGGACTATGACCCGGCTTCCTGCATCCTGCCTCTGCGGGTGGAGCGGGGCATCGTGAGCGAAGCGGCCTTTGTCTCCGAGTGTATGATGGAGGGCAAGCCCGCGGTCTATCTGCAGACCCACACCGGCAATGAGACCCGGCGCACCATCCGCAACGAGTGGTTCCGGGTAACGGATGGGGTCTCCGGTGCTCCGGTGTTTGAAGCACTGCAGGCCCCGCCGGGTACGGCAGAAAGCATCACGGTGGAGGGTTCCCCTCCCTGGTTTGCCCTGTTCAGCCCGGCCGCAGTCAAGAACCTTGACGGCGGAACAGGGCTGGGCATGAGCGTCTTTGCCGAAGCACTGGCCGAGGCCCAGGGCATCGACCTTGCCTTTGACAACTACCGGGAGGATATCCGGCTGGGTCACAAGAAGATCTTCTACTCTGCGGACATCTGCCGCAAGGTGGTGGATCAGGAGGGCGTGGAACACTCTATTCCGCCCGATGATGATGTGCAGAGCCAATTCGTTACCCTGCCCCAAAAGGAAGGGAGCCTCGACCAGTCCAGCGAATACCACGAATACAACCCTGACCTGCGGGTGGAACAGAACCACAAGGCTGTGCAGGATATGCTGAACCTGTTCAGCTTCAAGTGTGGTCTGGGCTGTCACCGGTACAACTTCGAGCTGGGCAACGTGACCATAGCCGCCGAGTACAACGGCAGCCGTCAGGATCTGGTGGCCAGCGCCAACAAGAACCAGATCCCCATCGAGGGGGCGCTGGTGGGCATCGTGCGGGCCATCCTGTGGGCGGCAAAGAACCTGCAGGGGGCGGCGGTGGCCCCCGACACCCCCATCTCTGTGGACTGGGACGACAGCTACATCACTGATGCCGAGACCCGGATGAGCCAGATGCGGGACGATGCCCTGAGCGGCCTTTTGCCCCGGTACAAGTATCTGTCTGCCCGGTACGGGGTCAGTGAAGAGGAGGCCCGCAAGCTGGCACAGGAAGCCGCTGACGAAAACAAGCAGCCGGAGCTGAGCTTCGGCGGGGGTGCCTGATGCTGGCCCCGGACTATCTCGACCATGCACCCGACCGGCTGGTGCTTTTATTTCAGCAGGTCGAGGATGATATCCTGCGGGATGTGGCCCGGCGCATCTCCAAAATGGAAGCCCTGACCCCCACGGCCAACTGGCAGCTTTGGCGGTATGAGCAGACCGAAGCCCTCCGGCAGGACGTGGTAAAGAAGCTGGCCCGCTACACCGGCAAGAGCGAAGCCGAGATCCGGCGGCTCATGCAGGAAGCGGCCACCCGGGCCATGGAGGCCGAGGACGAGATTTATTATCATTACGGCAAGGAGCCCACGCCTTTTGCCGACAATGCCACCCTGCAGGCCCTGCTCAATGCTGGCTATCAGCAGACGGCGGGAACCTTCCACAATTTGACTGCCACCACGGCCAACACCGTCAGCGGCCAGTTTGAAGCCGCCCTCGACCGTGCCCATCTCAAGGTGAGCAGCGGTGCGTTCGACTACAAGAGCGCCGTCAAGAGCGCGGTGGACAGTCTGGCCGACACCATGAAGTACGTCACCTACCCCACCGGCCACACCGACACGCTGGAAGTTGCCGCCCGCCGGGCGGTGCTGACTGGTGTGAATCAGACCGGTGCAAAGCTGCAGGTAGCCCGGGCCGATGAGATGGGGGTCGAGTTCTTCGAGACCACAGCCCACGGCGGGGCCCGCCCTTCCCACGCTGAGTGGCAGGGCAGGCAGTTCCACCGGGGCGGCGCTGTGGACTACATGGGCAAGCATTACCCGGACTTCGAGGCCGCCACCGGCTACGGCACCGGCGCAGGGCTTTGCGGCTGGAACTGCCGTCACACCTTCTTTGCCATCTTCCCTGAGCTGGGTGCACCGCCTGCATGGACGCAGGAGAGCCTGGAAGCCCTCAACGCCCGGGACATCGAGTACAACGGCGGCAGATACACCCGGTACGAGATCAGCCAGATGCAGCGGGCCCGGGAGCGCGCCGTGCGCAAGTACAAGCGCCGGTATCTGGCTGAGGATGCCGCCGGGGCCGACACCACCGCCAGCGCGGTGAAGCTCCGGCAGGCCCGTCAGGAGCTGGCCGAGTTTATCACCGCCACCGGCAGCAGGGCCGACAGCGCCCGCATCAGCGTTGCCGGGTTTGGCAGGAGCGAAGCCGGGAAGGCAACGTGGGCGGCGAAGAAGGCAGAGCCACGCGGCATTCTTCAAAAACTCAATTTTTCTGATAGTGTTTCACAGTCTGAGCGTGAAGGCATTGAAAAAGAGCTTTCCGTCATTCCTCAATGGCAGCGCGATAAGGCTGAAAGCATCATCAACAAGGTCGTAATGACAGAGAAAGATGCCGCTGGAAGCGGCTATTATTATCCAGACAAAACGCTTTATCTTCACCCTGAGCGCAAAAGCGGTGATGTTATTCACGAGTATGGCCA